AAAACTCGCCGACTACGGCATGTACTGCTGCAACGATGTGGACCTGACTTTCAAACTCTTCAATGCGCTGTTGGGCCAGCACTTCCCGCAGTCAGAACTTGATTTGATTGATATGACATTGCGTATGTACACCCAGCCGGTGCTGTGCGTGGACGATGCGATGTTGGTCGAGCGTTTGTCCGAGGTGAAGCAGGAGAAGCGCACGTTACTGCGCGGCCTGATGGACACCTTGCAGGTGGGTGAAGAGGAAGAAGTACGCAAGAAGTTGGCAAGCAACCCGCAGTTCGCTGCCATCCTAACGGACTTGGAGATTCCGGTACCCATGAAGATCAGTCCGGTTACGGGCAAGGAGACCTTTGCCCTTGCCAAGAATGACGAGGGGTTTATCGCGTTATCGGAACACGAAGATCCGTTTATTCAGCAACTGTGTGCTGTACGTCTTGGCACGAAATCCACACTAGAGGAGTCACGCATTGAACGCTTTATCGGTATTGGTTCTCGGAATCGCGGCAGGCTACCTATCCCGCTCAAGTATTACGGCGCTCACACAGGTCGTTGGGCCGGGACTGATTCGGTTAACTTCCAAAACTTGCCGAGCCGTGACAAGAAAAAGAAAACGCTGAAGAACTCCATCCATGCCCCTGATGGCTACGTCATTATCAACTGCGACTCCTCACAGATTGAGGCTCGCGTGTTGGCGTGGCTTGCGGGGCAGGATGACGTTACCAAGCAGTTTGCCAAAGGCGAAGATGTGTATTCGATCTTTGCATCGAAGATCTACAAGCAGCCGATCAGCAAGGCAAACCCGGTTGAACGGTTCGTCGGTAAGACCTGCATCCTTGGACTGGGCTATGGCACTGGGGCGAAGAAGTTACAGCACACGCTGAAGACCCAACCGCCGGGGGCTGACCTGCCCGAGGAGGAATGCAAACGCATTGTCGATCTGTACCGGCAGGAGAACGACAGGATTACAAATCTCTGGGCAGAGTGCGACAACGCTTTGCAAGACATGATGTCGTGGTCTCATAAGAAGAAGTCTTACACGATAGGAAAACACAATGTGTTGGAGGTCACACAGCACGGTGTACGTTTACCTAATGGTTTGTACATCCGATACAACCGTCTCCGTAATCAAGACAACAAAGCCGTTTACGATTCTCGTAAAGGGGTAACTTCGATATGGGGAGGCGCGATGGTGGAGAACGTCGTTCAGGCATTGGCCAGAATTATCGTTGGCGAACAGATGCTTGCGATGAAAGACCGCTACAGACCGGTGCTTACAGTGCATGACGCAGCAGTGATTGTTGCGCCAAAAGATGAGGTAAATGAAGCACTTGCGTTTATAACTAAAGTCATGTCTACTCCTCCGAGTTGGGCTGAAGGCTTACCCGTTGCATGTGAAGCAAAATACGGGGAGTCCTATGGGGAGTGTTGATGATCAAGTGGAGTTACAGCAGTCTCAAGCAGTACAAGACCTGCCCCAAGCAATACTATGAGATCCGTGTCGCAAAGAACTTCCAGTCCCGTGAAGGCGATGACGCCCGGTATGGGAAGGAAGTACACAAGGCGCTCGAAGAGTACGTGCGAGATGGCAAGCCGCTGCCGGAGTTTTATCAGCAGTTCAAACGGATGGTTGATCCGTTGCTTGATATCCCCGGCACAAGGTACTGCGAACATGAGATGGGGCTGACGGTTGATAGGAAGCCGTGCAGGTTTACTGCACCAGATTACTGGGTACGAGGTATCGCAGACTTACTGATCATCGATGGGGATACAGCGTTCATCGTGGACTACAAGACAGGCAAGGCAGGTTACGCCGACCCGAGTCAGTTGAAGTTGATGGCGCTGATGGTGTTTGCACACTTTCCCGAGGTCGTACGTGCCAAGACTGCCTTGATGTTTATTGCTCAGAACGTGTTCATAGATCAAGAGTATTTAAGATCCGACAACGACAAGCTCTGGGAATCGTTTGAATCTGACTTACAAAGATTATCCATCGCGTTTGACAACGCGATTTGGCCAGCACAACCAACGGGCTTATGCCGTAGACATTGCCCGGTAGAAACTTGCAGGTATCACGGAGGTTGAAATGCCTTACACGAAGACACCACGCCCGTACAAACACGAGTACAAATTACAAAAGGCTCGTGACGAACATCCAGATCGCATGGAGCGGCAACGCGCTCGTCGCGCCGTAGACAAGAATGGTGCCGACAAGAACGGCAACGGCAAAGCAGATCGCAGAGAAGGCAAAGATATTGCCCACAAGAAAGCATTGTCTAAAGGCGGTTCCAACAAGGACGGATATACGATACAGTCCCCGTCGAAGAACCGGTCGTTCCGACGCAAGTCGAGCGGAGCGATGAAATAAGCACTAGGCGCGAGTGTGCATGACAGGCTTTCCCACCCACTTTCCTGTCTGATAACCGCGTCAGTTATAGATGAAGTTACAAAGCAACGCTTCTCCGCTTCAGGCTATAACCGTCTGGCCCACGTGACGGGCTTTTCAAAGAATTAGGTGCATCATGGAAATTGTTGAAGATACGGCCATCAAAGTCAGCCTTCCTTGTGATATCGCAGATAACGTCTTCTCCTGTATTGAGAAGTGCGAGATCGTAGGCGTAGATGATGAGGCCAAAGAATTACTGATTTACTGGGACTACGATGAAGCCGTAGCCTTGGCACAGGTGGTTGACTCGCAGCGTCCTGCGCTCACCGTACCCGAGATCCCGTCGCCCATGCTGCGCGACTACAACTGGCCGGGACTGCACATACCCTTCGCACATCAACGAGACACCGCGTCGTTCCTGTCCATCCGCTCACGTGCGTACTGCTTCAACGAGGCTGGCACGGGCAAGACCTCTGCCGCGATCTGGGCAGCAGACTACTTGATGAACCTCGGCGTCGTTGAGAAAGTGCTAGTCATCTGCCCGTTGTCGATCATGCACTCCGCGTGGCAGGCAGACATCTTCAAGACCGCAATGCACCGCACGTGCGGTATCGCTCACGGCACGGCGGAGAAGCGTAAGAAAGTTATTGATGATGGATTTGACTTCACGATCATCAACTTCGATGGCACACACATCGTGCTGCGTGAGTTACAGGAAGCACGGTACGACCTGATCATCATCGATGAAGCCAACGCATACAAAGCAGCTAACACGCGACGTTGGAAGACCTTGGCTAAATTGTTAACGCCATCAACAAAACTGTGGATGATGACGGGTACACCCGCATCGCAGTCACCCATCGATGCCTTTGGATTGGCAAAACTCGTATCGCCACAGCGGGTTCCGAAGTTTACCGGCGCATGGCGCGACCGAGTAATGGTGCAGTTGTCCCGCTTCAAATGGGCACCCAAGACAACCGCACAACAGGACGTACACGCTGCCCTGCAACCTGCTATCAGGTTTGCCAAACGCGAGTGTCTGGATCTTCCGGACATCGTTCATCAGACGCGACTCGTTGCACAGTCCCCGCAGGTCATCAAGTATTACAAAGAACTCAAACAGCAGATGTTGATCGAGGCAGCGGGCGAGCAGGTCTCTGCCGTCAACGCCGCAGCCAAACTGTCCAAACTACTTCAGATCTCAGGCGGTGCCGTATACACGGACGAGAAGGATGTCATCGAGTTTGATATCTCGCCGCGACTGAATGCGCTGCAAGAAGTGCTTGATGAAACGTCAAATAAGGTTGTAGTATTCGTCCCGTACATCCATACTATCGATGTGGTCGTGGAGTACTTGAACAAGGAGGGCATAACGAACGAAGTCATCAAGGGTTCCGTAGCGCCGAAGGCACGATCCGAAATCATTGACCGGTTTCAGCGAGAGCATGATCCACGAGTCTTGGTGATTCAGCCGCAGTCGGCATCGCATGGAATCACGTTGACCGCCGCAGATACGATTGTGTTCTGGTCGCCGGTAATGTCAGTGGAGACGTACTTGCAGTGCATCGGACGCATCGACCGCGTAGGTCAGCAGAACAAGATGACGGTAGTTCATCTACAAGGATCAGAAGTTGAGAAGCGCATGTACACCATGCTGCAAGGCAAAGTGGATAGTCACCAACAATTAATTGACCTGTACAAGCAGGAACTTGAAGGAGAAGCCGAATGAACGTGAATACCGAGGAACTCGTAGCAGCCTACATCAACATTCGTACGCAGCGGGAAATCCTATTGCGAAACTACGAAGAGCAGGACAAGGCACTGAAGGCTGACATGGCCCAGTTAGAAGCCGCCATGCTTGATGTGTGTAACCATATCAACGCAGACAGCATCAAGACTTCGCACGGCACCGTCATGCGCAAGTTGAACGAACGCTTCTTTTGCCAAGACTGGGAAAACTTTTACAAGTTCATCATGGAGCAGGACGCGCCGCACCTGTTGGAGCGTCGTATCCATCAAAGCAACTTCAAAGAATTCATGAAAGATCACGAGGATTCTGGGCTGCCACCCGGCGTTAACGTGATGCGTGAATATGGCGTCACAGTACGCAAGTCCAGTTAAATCCAGTTACATCCAGTAGAGGTTTAGTTTATGGCTAACGATATCATTGCAAGTTTGAAGGAACAGATGGCGCTCGTGCAGACGGGCGTCGATGACGATACACGTGCCGTAGCAGGCGGTGGCTCAGGTGGGATGAAGCGCATCTCCATCAAGGGCGGCGTGTTCCGCAAGATGGCAGGCGGTAAGGAGATCGCCTCCATCGAAGACCGTCACATGAACGTGATCTTCGTGAAGATGTCGCACCACCCGAGCCGTACGTACTACGAAGGCACGTACAAGGAAGGCGAGAAGAGCGGCCCCGCTTGTTGGTCATCCGATTCCAAGGTTCCCGATGCCGAGGTCAAGAACCCGAGGGCGGAGACTTGCGAGAAGTGCCCGATGTCGATCAAGGGTTCGGGCAACGGCGGTGTAGGCGCGGCCTGTCGTCTGTCGTGGCGTACGGCAGTTGTGTTGCCGAGCGATCCGAGCGGGGATGTCATGCAGTTGGTGCTGCCTGCAACGTCGTGCTTCGGTAAGGAAGAGAACGGCAAGTTCCCGTTCCGTCCGTACATCCAGATGCTTGCTAACAACAACATCTCGGCTGGCCGTGTTGTGACTCGTATGCAGTTTGATACCAAGGCTACTGCGCCGAAGTTGCTGTTCTCGCCTGTCGCTGCCGTCCCGGCTGATGATGTGGAGAGCGTGGTGGCACAGGGCAAGTCCAACGCTGCTGAAATGGCTGTGAAACTCACAGTTTATCAAGCAGACGAAGGTGAGAACGCAAAGCAAGATACTGCTGCGGATCAGCCCAAACTGCGCGACACTGGCAAGAAGCCGGAGGCTGCGCCGACTGCCGACGCTTCGGAAGTCGTCAAGAAGTGGTCTCGGAAGTAAGGAGTAATTATGCCTCGTTCGTATGATTACAAGTTTCTTCTGGAACTACAGAGGTCTGATCCGAATAGGCTAGGAGTCAAACTTGGCAGAGTATGTGTCGAGGCTAACTTCCCTGCTGCATACGTTGCAAAAGTTCTGGATACATCACGTACTACGGTTTATGCGTGGTTTCGTGGGCAAGGCATCCGTGAAGAGAAGCGTACCAAGGTCGAGACATTCATCGACATTGTGGAGAAAGACATGCAGTCTGGATTGCTCCCGGCGCGTACTATGATCGATGCCAAGTTATACCTGCGCGAACTGAGCGGAGGAAAGATTTGATTTAGTGGTGCTACCTCGTGGTTCGGCGGGGGACTTCAAACCCCGCCTTTTTTATCTGTGCGGTCATGCTAAAACAATTTTATGAGAAAGTATTACCGTCGCAGGGTGTCTACTGTGTAGCAGCGATTAGTCAGGAAGGAAAAGTTACTAATCGTTTTGCAGAGTCACTTGGCGACTTGTTTGATTTGATCAATGAATTTAAAGAGGGTGGACAGAATGTATTCGTCGCGTTAAACACATTCAGCGGCTACAGCCGCAGGGCTGAATACGCCCAGTATTGTCGGTCGTTCTTTATCGATCTTGATGTCGATCCGGAGAACCCGAAGAAGTACCCGTCAAAGGAGGCAGCGTTAGCTGACCTCGATGACTTTGTAATTCTGAAAGAACTGCCCCCACCTGTGCGCGTGGACTCGGGCGGCGGTGTCCATGCGTATTGGATATTTGATCAGGACATTCCCACTGACGAGTGGAAGGCGTACGCCAACAAGTTCAAGCAGTTGTGCCTTGACGGCATCAAGATTGATACGGCTGTGACGGCAGATGCCGCACGTATCCTGCGGTGTCCAGAGACTATTAACTACAAACGATTGCCCGTCGAAACTAAGTTCATCGACACGGACTTTGCCGTGTGGAGTTTTGACGAGTTCAAAATGTATCTTGGTGAGGTTGATGTTCCGTCGCCGTCTTCGATCCTTGCTGCGATTCCAAAGGGTCTGGACGACGACACCAAGAGCATCGCTCGTCTGGACAACTATCAGACGACGTTCCAAGAGATTGCTGAAAAGAGTCTGGGTGACGAGGGGTGCGCCCAGATCAAGCACATCCTGACAAACGCCGCGACGTTGGAAGAACCGTTGTGGTACGCAGGGCTGTCGATTGCCAGACACTGCACGGATTGGGAAGAAGCCATCCATCTGATGTCTGAAGATCATCCCGGCTATAACCGCGACAACACAATTAAAAAAGCGAACCAAGCACATGGCAAACCCTTCTCATGCGAAAAGTTCAACGAACTCAACCCCGGCGGATGCGACGGATGCCCCTTGCGAGGAAAGGTCACCAACCCCCTTGCAGTCGGAAGACGGCTTGTTACTGCACCGGAGGCCAAGGAAGATGATCCGCAGGACACAGTTCGGGTCGAGGCGGATTCCAAAGTTGTTCCGTTCTTTCCTCCCTTCCTGAAGCCGTACGTACGGGGTATCAACGGCGGCATCTACTACATGCCTCCGGCAAAGCAGGATGAGGAAGGTAACACCGAGCAGCCGGACCCGATCTGCATTAGCGTGAACGATCTGGCTCCGATCAAGCGTATGTACAGCGCGGCTGACGGCGAGTCGTTGTTGATGCGACACGTGATGAAGCATGACCCCACCAAGGAGTTTGTGCTTCCAATGAAGTGGGTGTATGCCACGGACAAATTAAAAGAGGTTCTGAGCAGTAACAGCGTGACGTTCCTGCCGGGGCATGTAACTCATTTGATGAACTATCTCATCAAGTGGGATCAGTATCTTCAAAGCAAGGACAGGGCAGAAACTATGCACATGCAAATGGGTTGGGCCGAGGACAACAACAGTTTTGTTATCGGTCTGCGGGAACTGAGCCGGAACGGCAACGACCGTAAGGCAGCGGCTAGCCCTCTGGTGCGCAATATCTCCAAGCTCTTGGTGCCATTTGGTGAGTACGATGTTTGGAAGAAAGCCGCCAACGCCCTCAACGAGAAGGGCTTTGAGATGCACATGTTTGCCTTGCTGTGTGGGTTTGGCTCGCCGTTGATGCGGTTCACTTCAACCAGCGGTGTCGTTATCTCATTCACGAGCGTCGAGTCGGGCAACGCCAAGACCGGTGCAATGTACGCAGGGCTGTCAGTCTGGGGCGACCCGAAAGAACTGAGCGTGGTGGATGGCAACGCGACCGACAACGCCTTCATCGGGCGACTGCTGAATCTGAAGAACATCATGTTTGGCATCGACGAGGCATCCAACGCCAAGGCAGAGGATCTGTCCCGCCTGATACACCGGGTCTCACAGGGCAAGGCCAAACTGCGTATGCAGTCTTCGGTCAACGCCGAGCGTGACTTGGAGATGACGGCTTCCTTGATCGCCATGCTGACATCGAACCAACCGATTTACGACAAACTGCAGACCATCAAGGCAAGCCCTGACGGTGAGGTGGCTCGTCTGGTCGAGTTTCAGATTGAACGTCCCGCTCCGATGGCAATGAACCCGAACCTTGGCCGTCAGATCTTCAACGAGTTCCGGTTCCACTTCGGCCACGCAGGGCCAGAGTTCATCAAGCGCGTGCTTGAGATTGGGGATGATGCTATCAAGTTACGGATGAAGCCTTGGCACGACAGGTTCAGGGCTGACTTTGGCACCGATGACTCGTACCGGTTCTACGAAAACTTGATCGTAGCGACGTTCACAGCCGGTGAAATCGTCAATGAGCTTGGGATTGTCACGATTGATCTGGACAGAGTTTATGTGAAAGTCGTATCCAAAATGATTGAGATCCGCGATAACACGGTGAAGATCACGCCGGATGACTACAAAACTTTGCTTGGCGAGTACAGCAACGCCAACTCGTCGTCGTTCCTTTTCATGGACGGGGACAAGGTAGTGAATACGTACGAGCCGAGGGCACTTGTCGGGCGTCTCGAAGTGGATACAGGCATGTGCTACGTATCCCGCAGCGATTTTAAAAAGTACCTTGCACTGCGTGGCGTCAGTAACAGGCAGTTTGAACTGATCATGAAGAAGGAGAACCTTCTGGTCGGAGCCGAGAAAAAGCGTCTTGGTTCTGGATGGAAGGGTGGCTCGTCATTCCAACCGATTTGGGTTTACGCCTTCAGAACTGACAACGCTGAAGAGTTGGTGAATGAACTCAACAAGAATTGAAGAGCCGGAATGGGTCTTCCCGTTTGAGTTCATGAAACCCGGCGACAGTTTCTTCGTGCCTACACTGAAGCCGTTGGAGATGCTGTACGTTATCGACTCACGCGCCAAGGCGGCAAAGGTAAAGGTGAAAGCTTTTACCTCGTCCAAGGATGGACACCTTGGCGTGAGAGTCTGGCGTATTACTTAGGCTCGATGCCGTAGTAGATTTGGAACGAGTCGATCAAGTTACGCTTTGCAAGATTCTGCATACGGGTGTTGTCTTTCAGAAGATCCCGCTTCTGCTGCGTGGATAGTTCTGACGTATTACGCACGAAGTTTGCCTGTTCACGCAGTTTCTTCAGGTCGCCTTGAATGGCTCGTTCGTAGAAGTCCACGATCTCTTCATCGTTCGGGTTCTTCTCAATGTACGCAGCGTAATCATCAGGCCGGAACTTCAGTGTGTTGAGCAATCGCTGCTTCTTCTGAACCTGCTCCTCAACGCTGGCGTACTGCCGAGCATCGTAGTTGGACTTGGTGCCAATGAAGCTGTCGATGAACGGGACAACTTTATCGAGATCGTCAACGCTACGGAACTCGCGCTCGTTAGCAGCGAACATACGCAGATCATACGCAGAGGTAGCCACGCGACCGAGAGCATCAGCGTAGTTGCTCGTCCAGAAGTAAATCGTGTTGGGGCTGACTTCGTAGCCCGTCATTTCAAAGTAGTCCTTGGCGAGTTTCTTGTAGAACTCGGGGATGTTCACGCCGCCTGTGTACACATCGCTGTAGCGACTCTGCCGACTGTTGTAAATCTCGTTGCCGAGGTTGTCGGTGTTCATGGCGTATTCAACGAACGGACGGAGCGCCGAAGGCGTCACGGAGTCCACAAGGAACCCAGTGAAGTTGTCGAATACGTTGATGTTTGATTTGGGGATAGGTAGGAACGAGTCAAACCCGATGTTGATCGTGTTAGCTGCAACGTCCTTTGCTGCCACGTTGCCCCGAGCCAACGATGCCATCTGAGCGCCAAACGCACCGAACGCCGAGATACCGAAGCCCCACGGAATCTGCAGGAACGTGTCCTCACCAAGGACAGGCAGGCGGGCGTAGCGCGTCCAACGCGCCATATCATCCGTGGCCACACGGTTGCGGCCTTGATCATCGTCGTCGGCACCGGCCAACGCCATCTCGTATAGCCAAGCACCGGCTGCAGCCGTGATAAACATAGCCCAACGTGCGCGGTTCTTCTGAGCTTCGTACGTCTGACGGAACTGTTTAGCAGCTTCAGGGTTTTTGCGAACCGACTCCGGAGCCTTGGAGAGCGCCGTCTCATAGCTAACCAACGCAGGCATGATGGTGTCGATGGCACGCACCGCACCTGTAGCAGCCGTACGGAAAAACATAAAGAGAGCGCCAGCCTCACGGCCCGCGTCACCCACAAGCCGGAAGTTGGCAAGGTTCTTGGCAAACGTAGCGCCTTCAATCTTGGCTGCTTCTTCAATCTGCTCCATCTCTTGGGCGTTAGGTTGACGCTTGTTCTTCTCCACAAACGCCTGCTTCATCTGTGCCTGAGTCTTGTCACGTGACATGGCGTAGGCAGCAACGCGGTTGGTGAACTCAAAGGCGTCGTTGTAAATGTCCATCGCTAAAACAACTTGCTGCAGACCGCGCTTGGACGCAGCAACAACGCCGCGATCATTCAAACTGTTGTCCAGAGCCTCTGCCTGCGCACCGATGGAATAGGACTGTTGATATGCCGTGCGACCACCGCGCTCAATCCATTCCAACGTGTCATTGATGAACGGATCTTTCTTAGCCAGTTCACGCAGTTTGGCAATGTCACCCTTCTCAATCAAAACCGACACCCTGCCGGACTTGTGAAGGCCGCCGCGCATGACGTTGCGGAGCAACGCATCAACAAAGTATTCACGAGCACTGCCTGCACCGTACTCGCCCGCAATGTTAAGGGTGTTGGTGATGATGTCACGGGGGAAGTTCAGCGGAGCAAACGACGGGTTGAACCGGGTGTGCATCTGGCCAAAGAAGCCTGTGATAGCGTTACCTGCCCTCGTTGCCCAGTGCGACTCCTGATACGGACGGCGAATGGCACGGAGAATGGCGTAATCTTGCGGCGCGATCTGATAGACCTCGATGTTGCCATCGTTGTCGTAATGGAAGATCTTGTTCTCGCCTTTGTACGGAGCAAAGCTGAAATCACGGTTCAGATACCGATCTGCCATCGTGATCTTGCCAACCGGCTTACCCTTGATGTGGCCTTGGTCGATCATGTTCTTAACGGCGTCCGTTACACCCTCACGGCCCGCACGGGCAGCGGCGTAGTAGGCATCCGAGAACGACTGCAGGATTGAGTTCTCTGCCTCAGACTGACGGCCTTCCATTGCCTGCGCAGCCTCAGCAAACTCACCGCTTACACGGCGATCATTCGGGTCAAGTTTGGCAGCCTCACCCTTTTCAGGACGACCCTTGAGCGGGGCGTAGTTCTGGAAGTTGTAGAACGCAACGATGTTATCAACCGGCTGCGACCAATACTTCGCCTTACGGTTCAGGTTTTTGGTTTCTTCCTGAACATCGTTTACCGCTTTCAACGCGGCTTCGGCTGCAGCCTGTGCCTTCGGTCCAATGCGGGCAAAGTCTTCCTTCAACTGATTGATAAACTCAGGTGAGTAGCCACCCAATACGTTGTACGTGGCGCTGTTGATATCGGTTGAAGTCGGCTTGTTCGGCTGCGCAATCGGGCTGTCGCCCAACGGATCAAGGTTAGCCTTGTCCATGACAAGCTTACGCAGGGTGTCACCCAACGCCTTGGCCGTACCGTTGCTGGCAAGATCAGTCGGCTTGATCAACTGCTTCAGGATCTCCTGCCGGATTTCCGCAGGGCTGATACGCATCTTCTTGCCGTTGGCACCGATAAACTGTCGGCGCTTGGTGCTGAGCGGAGCATTCAGCATGAACATAACTTCACGGCGTTCCGGTTCGTGCAGGACAATACGCAGACGATCAAGTTCCTCCAAAGCTTTGTTTGTATCAAGTCCACGCATCTTGGCGTAATTATCGATAGCCTTGTACGCAGCATCCATCGGACGCTTCAGGACTGTTGATGCGTAGAACGCTGCCTTGTCTTGGGCAGCAGTGATCAGGCTATAAGCATTGTTGAAGCCGGGGACGCCGACAATAAGTTGTTTGGCACGGCGAAGATCCTGTTCCAGCCGCTTCAACGGACGCAGTTCGTTCTGGAAGAACTTGACGGCACGCTCGTACAGATCAACGCGGCGCGAACCAACGTCTTCACCCCACAAATACTTGCGGGTACGCTCAATCAGTCCGTTCTTGTTGAACTTGTTATTAAGGGTGCTGACACGCCGTTGCTTGAATTCTTCAGGCGTCTCCTTTGGTTTGACCTTTGCGGGTTCGGCCTTCTTCTTTACCCGCTTACCAGCCTTACCAACTCCTCCACCGACTTCGCTTGGTTCGCCGCTTGGAGCAGCGGGCGGTACAGTGCCATCCCCTCCGCGTCGTTTTCCTGCTGATACAGCCCGTGGTTTACCTTTATCGCCTGCTTTATCTCCTCTAGCTGATGCTGCGGAGGAGTCTTTGTTGTACTCCTCAAGAGACTTTGCAACGTTTGCTGTCGTTGAGCGTCCATATGCCTCCTTCATGGCAGTAAACACAGACTCGTGTTTAGCCAGAACCTTCAATATTGCATCGCGGAAGTAGTCTTCAAGTCCTTGGTCAGCAAGATACTGACGGACTTTGATCATTTCTTGGTTGTGCCCGACACCGTGATCCATGTTTCCGGTGTGGGCGAGTTCATGCGTGATGGTCTCATACATGTTGGCACGAATACCAAACAGCGTTTCAGCACCCCATTCATAGAACGGGTTGATGTAAATGGCCTTATACGGCACTTCTTTTAAATGGATGCCGCCGTACCCTCTGTCGATTGAGATGCCGCCAAAAAACAAGTTCTCGGGTTTGAGGACATCATAAGATCGCGGAAATCCATATAGGCCGCTGTCTCCCAAAGCCTCTTTCATCTCAACAACAATTGTGCCAAGTTCAGCAAAGAACTGACGCGGGTCGCCGTACGGTTCGCCAACTTCGATGTAATCTACGTTTGTATTGTTATGGAATACAGGCAGCTTTGGATCCTGTTCCATGACAATCTTGAACTCCTCCATTGAAGGAGGAGCTTTGTCAGCCTTGAAAGACTGCTCACGCATAACGTCGCTAGTCTTCGGCGGCACAAGAATCTTGCCAAGCGTGTCTTTGACACCATCATCACTGATAACAATTTTTTCTTCAGTTTTGGGAACGGCAAGTTTTTTTGGCGCTTCGTCTCTGCGCCTATCAAATACTTTCTGCAGTTTCTTGCTTGTATCTTTTAAGTCTTCGCCAGCCTCAACACGAGGCATCTGCACAAGATCCTTGAAAGACTGTTGCAGTTCCTTGGCTTCTTCGCCACGAGCGATACGCTGCAAGTAACCCTGCAAAGCCTCTATATCTTTTGCAACTCGAGGCTTGAACCTTTCTCGACTGTTTTCAAACGGGTAATTAACGTCCTTGGCTCTAACCTTGGACTTTACGTTTACAACGATGTCGTACGGGATTTTTTCATTTCCGCTAAGCTTAAACGGATTCTCAAACTGCCAGATGCCACTGGAAAGGATATTGTGTGTAGGGTACTTCTTACGCTTCGTACCCATATAAACTTCCAAGGTGCCCCACGCCGTATCGGCAGTCGTGAGCTTTGGCATCTCCTTTGTATCAAAATTGACGCCAATTGGAAGTTCTTCCTTTTCACCACTCGCAGTGTCGTTGAACGTGACCTTGGCAGGACCAACCAAAGGCTTGCCAAAGATACTGATGCCTGATGATCCATAAGGGAACCAAACTCTTTTTGCATCCCCCGTAAGCGTATCGGTATAAGTCTCGGGTATTTTGAGCGTAATCTTCGTACCGTGCTCGTCCTTGGGAGCAGGTTGCTTGCGGATCTTGAAGTTGCTCTGAGCAATTTCATCACGAGTGGCATCGATAGTCGTGCGGATACCGTCACGAACAGTGTCAATCTTGATACGTTCGGCACCCATCAGGACGCCCATCTTGGCCATGCCAAGACCGCCGCTAGTCTCGCCGGGATCAAGTTCTTTGGCGGAACCACCGATGGTGAAGAACGCTTTGCGAATGATTTCCGGCGTCATACCAACGCCGTCATCTTCAACAATCAGCGTGCGGTCGTTGTCATTGATTGAGACATTGATATCACCAACATCAGTCTGCCCTTTCTTGACACTTTCTTTCACAGCGTCAAAAGAGTTCTGCAGCATTTCCTTCACTGCCACATCTGCAATGTTGGAGCCGTACATGTTGGCACCGACAAGCGGGATCATGGCATCTTTGTCTATATTAAGTTCGCCAGCTTCTTCCCCGAACTGTTCTTCAATACGTTTGGACAAAGATACAAGGTCATCAGACGGTCGTGATTCAAACACAACCATGCTGGCAGGAACCCTCTGATATGCCTTCTCACGGCGGGCATTGACGGGTCGGAACTTGATGTAATCGCCTTCCACACCAATGATCGTACCGGGCATGTTGCCCACGCGAACCGCATCACCTTCCTGCAACTGAACTTCTGCAGCAGGCGGCATGTTGTTCTTTTCTTCGACGTACCGGGCGATATCTTCGTCGGTCGCATCTTCGGAAAGCCTTGGCCCCGCAACCTGCGTCGTAGTTGGAGTCTGAGCAGGTGTAGCAACATCAGCCGCCTGCGGGGTGTCGTCCGGAGGAGTCAGTGCTTCCTCGACAGGCACGGTCTCAGGTTCGCCCAAGAACTTGCCAGCTTTGAACATGCCGCGCATCGTCGTGCCATCAGCATCAACGAACTCACCTTCACCGCTGAACTTGTCGTTCTTAAAGTTGCCTTTGTAATACGAGCCGTCAGCAAAATTCAGCGTGCCAAAACCGTTGTACTTGTCGTTTTTGAACTCGCCTTCGTACATTTCGCCGGAAGGAAGAGTGCGCCTGCCTTGGCCTTGGAACTTGGACTTAACAAACTCGCCTTCGTAAATGGTGCCGTCTGGGTATGCGTAGACGCCCTTGCCTTCCATCAAGCCAGTCTTGGGGTTCAACGCTCCGGTGTACTTGGCACCGTCATCAAGATCGTAAGTTTCAAACTGACCGTACTCGGAAAGGAACCGCTGCCCGTCTTCCGTCAGTGCAGGCTCGCCTGCCGCTTCTCCGCGTTCAGCAGACACAGTAGGTAATGGAGCGCCCCCCAGTCCTGTGAGGTCAGGCTCTGTAACTGCGGGTTCTCCGGGAGTTGGTCCCGGTGCAGGCACAGTAGCGCCTCTTCCAACTGTTCCAGCGACAGTTTCTGCAGGACTTGTCGATACTCCACGTGAAACCTCCTGAGCAACCTTTGGTGGAGCGAAGACCCCACCAATGAGAGTTTCAACTCCAAGTTGTCCTTCTTTGGGTGCAGCAGGCTCTCTTCCAAGTGTGCTGTCCAGAATTTGTCTGACATCGGCAGCTTTTGCTTCAGGCGGGACTGCAACGCCCATCTCTTTGAGCAGTTTGCGGCCACGCATCCAATTAAACTTTTCTTCGCCCTCATCAACACGGGCCATGTAGTCACGAGCATTTTGCGTGACTTCGGGCGGCAACTGCGGAGCAGGCGCTTCTGGCGGGGGCGGCGGTAGCTCGGTCTCCGGAGCAACTTCAACTTCGGGTCGGCCAGATACAGCGCCGAGACCGCCACCCAAGATACCGCCAGCGATACCTTCCAACGCTGCCGCACCAGCCACGCCACGGGTGGTCGGAACATCGAAGCCTTCTCTCTGCAGAGCAATGTTAGCAGCGAGTTGTTCTTGTCCAGCCTGAGCCGCTTCAGGTACGGCTTCAGTTATGGCACCACGGACAACACCTTGCTTGGCGACTTCTTCAGCACCTTCCTTCGCAGCAGTGCGCGAGAGGATCTTTCCTGCCAATGCCTTTTCAAAGCCGGTACCCGCAGCAACAGCACCTAGTGCCGTGCCAAGGATGATCTGATCAAGGTTTTTGCCACCGTACTCTTGGGCTTGGATAGCAGCACGTTCAGCTTCCGCTTCGTCCAAACCCTCCTGCATCAAGGCTTGTTTGGTCTCATCGTAAATTGTGCTCTTGATGACGCCTGCGCCAGTCACGGCACCGATAGCCGGAGCAGCAGCCTTTTTCGCTACAGCGCCCGCTGCACCACGAAGTAATCCTGCAGACAAACCTCCGACCACAGTTGGCAACGCCGTGCCAACCGCCTGCGACAGGATATCAACCGGGGCTTTGGTGAACGCATCAAGCGCAGCGACGACTTGGGCACCTACACCCTTGTCCTCAGCTTCCTGCATGATACGAGCAACTTCCTGACTATCCTGCTTGGACTGTGCACTGAGCAGCCCTTCAAGATAGCCTTCAACGCCACGTATGTTCTGCGATACGGGGTTATCTGCGCCAAACGCATCCGTAATGAAGCGAATGCCCTGAGCGATACCAGTTCCTACTTTAAGAGGAACGTCAGCTACTTCACGCAAGAAAGACTGATCTTCGGGCTTAGGTTCCGGCACGACTGGCTGAGCCGGTTGCTCTTCTTCAAGCAAACCACGCCGCTGGGCCTCACGCAAAAGCGCAGACTGCTGCGGGGAGAGGAGACCTCTCCTGTCCGCTTCAAGAAGAAGCTGGTAATCAGCCATTACCTGATCCCAAATTGCTCGTTAAGCTGACGCTTTATTTCATCGTCCGACTTGTCCGAGTATGGCCCACCGCTGATGTTCTGGCTACGGGGAGCGTAGTCTGGAGAAGGCATACCGCCCGTGGCTTCACGTTCCAACCGCTCCATTTCTGCACGTGCCGCAGCACGCTCATTCTCAGGACGGCGAGAGTTATCAGCAATCATCTTCTGGTTACGGTAAATAAAGCTGTCTCGCACTTTCTGTATAAGTTCCTTACGCTCTGTCTCCGACCGGATATCCGCAGAGTAACCACCTGAAGTGGTCGCCGCCGTAAACCTGCGGTCCATCTCGATCTGTTCAGCAAGTTTATCCTGACGCGCCTGCCTCTGTTGCGGGGTCAGACCTTCCTCTTGCGTGGCTTCATACAGTCCCTGCAAACGAGTAATGCGTGAGTCGCCGCCTGTGACGTTTCTGAGTTGAGCAATACGAAGATCCATCGCACGATCAAGCGCCTTGTCACGGGCGTTCGTTTGAAGCTCAAACAACTTGAACTGCTTGTTCGTGTAGTTGTCTTCCTGACGCCGCACTTCAGCCTGATCCGCACGGAGGTCGCCACGGGCAATGGCTTCCTTGTTCATGCGAAGCTGCATGTCAGCCTGACGCAATGCCTGCTCGGCGGTTTTGAGTTCCTTCAGATCCTTCTGGTAGCCGGTAATGCCAGCCTCAGCCGCCTCGCCCAATGCCTGAGCAAAGAACGGACTACGGCTGCCCAGCAACCGAGCGCCGACCATCATCCAAGCATTTTTATACGCAGCCTTTTTCTCTTCAGGAATTTCTGCCGTGCGGGCTTTGAGGAAGTCTTCGTAAGCCTTGGTCGCATCGCCAGTAATACCCGCAGCCTTGTCGCCTGCAATACGAGCAGCCGTAACCTGTTCAAGGGTTTGGGGGGCATTGACATCAGGCAGTGCGATACCCGGCGCAGGAGCCGCAGGCGGAGTAGTGGGCCGTCGCGCCGCAGCCGCAGGTTGAGTAACAGGGGGTACAACGGGAGCCGCAGGCGGAGTCGGGCGGCTAGCCGACTGCATCATTTGATCAAACAACGCACCTTGCGAGTCAGGTGCAACGAACCCAGTCGGGGCCGCTGCGGGGGGCGCAGTCGGAGCAGGCGCTGCAGGAAGTGCAGCAGGTAGGCCAGCCACGGGGGCCGCAGCAGGAGCCGGGGCTACATAACCACGCTGCATCCTAGGATCAATAGCTTCACGCTGCATCGCTCGGCCCTGCGCCGAGAGATACTGATCCTTCATGGCGCGGGCCACTTCGCGCTTCTGATCTTCGGGCAACTGCTCCCAGTTTGGGAAGTTGTTGCGGATGTACTCTTCAAAGCCTGCGTCGGAGAACACTTCCGACTTGGGCAACCGCACTGTACTGCCGTTTGAAAATGCCACGATCCCGCCACCGGCCATCTGCGGCATCGGTTGATTCGGCATCATAGGATTCCGCTGCGGCATCATCCCCATCAAACCCTGCGCTTGCGCACGGTTTTCTTGCACCACTGTGGGAGGCGCAGATTTGCCTTGCTGCATCATCTTCATGTTTTCGGCTGCGGTGTCGAGCCGCATACGATCTGCTACAGCGCCAGCAAGTTCTGGACGACCAAGCGACATGAGGAACGGTACGACCTGCTCCTTTGGTACGTTCTGTTTTTCCAAAAATTGTTCAGTCTGATCGACGATGGGAGCGAGGCTACGAAGACCGCCGCCTTTTTTAATGTCGTACATAACTTACCTCCCGCCGCCGTAAGCCAACGCACCAAGACCGGCAACCGTATTAAGCGGATTTGGTCCTGCCTGATACATAGTCTGCATCGCACTTGATGCCGGAGTACCACGAATGATATCGGACATGAAACCAAGCTGAGCGTACGGGTAACGCTGACGAGCAAGGAAGTCTTCGTACTGAGCTTGCAGCCGAGCCTGCTCCAACTGCTGCATCTGTTGACCCGCCGCCATCTGGGCTTGGTTAATTGTCTGCTGCTGACCAAACTGTTGTTGGCCAAGCCCACCAAGTGCCTGCGCCGCAGCCAACTGCTGCTGAATGCCTTGCAGACCAAGGTTTCTGCCGAACTGCCGAGAACGTTCACCAAACTCAGCGCCAAACTGACGTTGCGCCAGCGCCTGCTGTTGAGCCTGAAGCGCGGCCTGCTGATTGGCCAACTGAGTCTGTACATCCGTCTGGGCACCCAAAGCCTGCACACCAAGTCGTGCTTGGAGGTTTTGACCCGCTGCCTGCTGCATAGCCTGTTGGTTGGCCAACGCCGCCTGAAGTCCAGCCTGCTGATTAGCAAGACCAGCTTGAAGTCCTTGCTGAGCGCCAAGCTGTTGTACGCCGAGACGGGCTTGGAGGTTCTGTGCTTTAGCCTGCTGCGCTGCCTGCTGATTAGCCAACTGAGCCTGAAGACCCATCTGACCACCAGTAATAGCCGCTTGTTGATTAGCCAACTGCGACTGCAGTGCTTGCTGAGCACCAAGTCCTTGCGTCTGCAACGCTGCCTGAAGGTTGGCCTGCTCTGTTGTAAGTCCTGCAGCCTGATTAAGCCGCTGTGCTTCAAGTTGCTGCTGAGCCATCAATTGTTGACGAGCCTGAGCCGCAGCAAGGTTCTGCTGCCCAACCTGCATACCCGCCGCCTGATTAGCCAACGCAGCCTGAAGACCCTGCTGGGCACCCAACTGCTGAACGCCGAGCCGAGCCGCGAGGTTCTGCTGGCCTACCGTGAGACCGGCAGCCTGATTAGCCAACTGCGCCTGCAGAGCCTGAGCACGGTCAGCGCCATACAACTGCTGGGCCTGTTCAAACGCACGTTGTGTGCCAGTTGCCTGAATGCCACCCAACTGTTCACGCAGACCTTTACGGGCCTCTGACTGAAGCAACGCTTCACGGGTACCACCACGAGCGCCAGACCTGACACCCGCTGCCTGAAGTCCCGGCAAATTCCTAGCGTAATCACCAACAGCCTGCTGCTTTTGGAACTCCACCACATCTTGCATGTACGGAGACATGTAAGGCTGAAGCGTGCTGAGACCAAAACGTTCAGCCTGCACCTGTTGTGCTGGCCCCATCTGATATTGTTCAAGCCCTTGCGTACCAACACGCTCAGCCGGTCCCATGCCAAGGCGTTCAAGGTCAGACGGCGCGGTTACTTGTCGCGGCCCACCCATCTGAATGTCGCGGAGATTGGGCGCAGCAACGGCACCAAAGTCAGTCTGGGCAGCAACACGTTCTGGCCCCTCCATCTGATACTGCTGAAGTTGCTGAGCAGCAACTTGTTGGGCAGCGACCCGTTCCGGAGACTCCATCTGATACTGCTGAAGCTGTGGTGCCCTAGCACCAAGGTAAGACACATCCATGCCTTGATACTGGGCAGGTGTGTAATCCCCCAACTTCTGTGCCTGCAACCCTGCAAGTCCAGCAAATCCAGTTGCCTGTCCAATTTGCGGAGCAATCTGTTGTTGCTGAATCTGCTGCAAAGCCTGCGTCTGAAGCGGGTTAAACCCTGCAACGCGCTGGCCTTCAAAAGACTGATACGGCTGGTTGTAAACTAAGTTCTCTGCGGTACCAAGAAGTTTGGTCGCATATGGCTTAGCCCACTCCGGTATCGTGGTCTGGGTAATGGTTTGTTGCGTAGGTGCTGAACTACCGCCGCCACCGCTGCTCATGATTTCACCTCGTCAAAATGTTTCTCGTACACCACTGTCTTTTTGGTGTAGCCGCGTTTACGAACATGCGGTTCCCAGCCGGGGCGACCGAAAAATTCAATTCCTGCGCAACCTGCATCACGAGCAAAGCGATCTGCGGTTGCGTGCATACTCTCTTCAACATACTGCATATGATTTGGGTCCATAGCGCAGTATTGAATTACAAACATTTTAGACTTTGGGTATTGCTTGATTTCAGTCATGACATAGCCATGAATGGCATTGTCGTTTTCAGACTCAAACACAACCCATAACTGCATTTGTCCAGTTAAAGCGAACCTAACAATGTCATCAACACTTGCACGCCCGTTAGCCCAACCTTCAGACTCTTTAAAGTATTTAACAAGCGACGGAACAAAATAACTTATTTGTCCGTACGGTATGAGTGAAATGCCTAGCTTCATGCTAGCAAATACTTCTCAGCATCAATTTCAGGAGCCTGACGAGTACGACCGGTACGTGCTTTACGAATACGGTCCATCATAGCGTGAAGCTGATCTGCACCAGCATCAGTAGAACCGTTGCCCAAATGCGACACTACGTCAGCCGGAATCACGAACTCACCGTCAGCCAAACGGGCTTCTTGGTTGCCGTTGATATTGGCACGGATGTCGTCGGACATGCCGTCACCATTGCCCGTAATTAGTTTGCCTGCGGCAGCGCGTTGTACGGAACCACCTTGCGCAAATCCAAAGATGTTGGGTTCTCCACCACCAAACGATGATTCTCCATACAGCACATCTGAATTACCAAATCCAAACTGCGGGGCCGTAACGCCTGTTGACATCGGGCCAGTTGCCATAGGATTCTGGAACGAAGTAATCGGCACCGAAGGCGCGGGACTGGAGAAGTCCATCGTCGGAGCTTGGAACGTAGGGGCAGAGTAAGTTGAGCCAAGCGCACCCAGCCCGTAATCACCCATGCTGCCAAAATCCATCTGCTGTGGCGCATACGGCTGAGCATTAAATATCGGTGTATTCATAGCCGGAGGCTGGTAGGTCGAACCAAAATCAGTGGTCTGTGGCTGAAACCCTTGGAACTGCGTACCGTAGCCGCTCATGTCGCCCATGTCGCCCATCTGGTTTATCTGATTCAAACCAGAAAAGTCATACTGGAACGGTTGGTTGTAAGATGGTTCCGTGAACTGCCCGATATCCGTTAAGTTACCAACAGGGGCGTTGCCCATCATGTCTGTAACCGGAGGCATAGTATTCCCAAACTGGGCTTTAAAATTTCTTTCGTTTTCCGCGTCTGTTTGAGCCATCCACGCTTTATCTTCGTCAGTTAACGGTTCACCCATCATTGACTTACGCATCAACTCCATGCTTTTAGATGGGGTATCAGAATAAGTTCCAGTTGCAGCAGTTGGAGCCGGGGCAGTACTTGGATTATTAAGCCTGCTTTCAGCGTCTAAAAATTGTGAATAGTCAAACCCGTCTTGAAACGGATTGTATTGAAATTGCGATGGGTCAAACTGCGACGGGTCGTACTGATTTTGTGCGGCAGTCGTTGGCGTAGTCGTAGCAGGCGTAGTTGAAGCGGTCTGAGCACCGGGCGTACGGAATGTGCCGGTAGTCGCGTCCCACTGCAAACCACCAGTCTGTCCAATACTGGCAAGGTACTGTTCAATATCACCGCCGTAAGATCCGTTCATAAAATCGCCAAAATTAAAATTGCTAAAATCAAATTTTGACGGATCAAAAGGTTGATTTGGCGTAGTCGGCGTAGTCGGCGTGGTTGGCGTAGTTGCAGGGGGCTTCGGCGGCGGAGGCGGTGCCACGGGCGAAGTCACAAACTTATTAAAATTTTGCAAGTATTCCGCAAATTTGGGGTCAGCAGTTGTCTGCTGCGGCGGAGTAAGCAGACTTTGGTAATACTGTTCAAGTGTCTGCTGGGGTGCATTCCCCGTAACGTTTATAACCTGATCACCACCTGTTGCTCCCGGTGCAACACCTACCGCACCGCCATCAGCAAACCCTTCCGCACCCGTAAACGGATCAATCTTGGTGTCATAGCCGTCAAGGATTTCACGCGGCTTGGAATACTCAAGATTTGGTGCGTAATTTGATTTAGTAATACCCGCCTGCGGGTAATCGTAGTTAGTGCGCGGCATAACAGAGCCGCCCATAGCATAACCGGGGTAACCACGGCGGAACTGTCCCCCAAGGAAGCGGCCTTGAGACGGGTCGTAGCCGTACGACTCGTAGTACATCTGCTCTTCTTCAGGAGTCATTTGCGGCTGGAATTCAGGAGTCAAGGCATTGGCAATACCCATACCACCAGCAGCGATACCGGTCATACCACCGGGGATAGCTTCCATAAATGCAGTGCGCCCAGCCTGTGAACCAAGCGCCCGTACGCCCTGTGTCAAACTACTACCAATACCACCTTTAGCTGCTTCCGCTGCTGAACGAGCTACAGTTGCTGCAGGACTCGCTGTGGAAGACAGGAACGATCCTGCATTGGCCATTTGACTGGCTGCGGCGGTCGGAGCAAATGAAGTCGCTGCCGTAGTCGGAGCCGCCGCTGCGGCTGCTTGTCTGAAGGCTTCGGTACCGGGCACAAGCCCCGTGGGCGTTACTCCAGTCAAAGCCGCTGAACCGCCTTGCGCTGCTGCGCTCAAACCAGCCCCAAGCCCCGCACCGCCAAACGCGCCAAGGCCAGCCATCAAGCCTTTGCCAAGGTCGCCACCGGTACGGATAGTTTCGCCTGCACCCACCAACAAGCCGCTGCCAAGAGCGCCAAGGCCGGGAATAAGGAAGTTCAAGCCAAAGCCGAGCAATGTCGGTAACAACTTCTTGAGGAAATTGGCTTCAACCAGTCCGGTTTCCGGATTAACGGTCAGACTCCCACCTGCCGACAAGGCAAGCGCCTGCAAGCCCTGAACTTCGCCGGGGGTCATATGGACAAGAACAGAGTCGCCGTTTCGGCCCCGTGACTGCACGAGGGAGGCCAGACCTGCTACGGAAGAATCGCGGTTCATACTACCCCCACGGGGTCAAGTTTGGGTGATGTTAGCATTTCGGATGGCCGTATTGGACACCCACATGACGGTCAGGATGACAGACGGGATCTCAGGGACATTCCCACTAGCCGGAATCTCCGCAAGCACTACATCTGTATCAGGCGATGACCAAGCAAGCTCAATATAGTCGTTCGCCCGCAGGGTCAGCATCCAGTTCCACGCCGCCACGACTTCGTTGTTCGGGCCATCAATAACCATTTTGGTAGCAGAGTGGGATACGTTCTGGCCGTTCACTCGAATCCAGATATAAACAGCACTTGCACCGCCGCCCGTTTTGTCTAACTGGGCTGAAAATTGGATGTTGTATATGCCAGTCTGCGTGATGTAAACCCGAGTCGTGTCTTTCTGAACGGCATACTGGGTGCCATCACCCGAGTCATATACCCGATTAAACTTCATCAGATTGACGGCATCGGCTACCGGGTTCGTCTGCGTAGTTGTGTCGTAAAAAGACCCATGAGGCAGTGGCGCGTTGATGGCGTTGACGACTTGGTTTTGGAACAGGCGCAGTACGTTGCTGTACTGGTCCATATACCGCTGTTCATAACTAACCGGAGCAACCGGCAAGCTCGGGTTAGCAATGTTCCGAATTGGGCCGTCTTGGAATGCCATCAGCGGCGACCGTCCGGTTTCACATCAATACGCATGGCACCCATCTGCCAAGCCACGCCAAGCTCCGTCGAGTCAAGCCTGAACGCCATCTGACGACCGCGCACGCGAGTGTACACCTGCCCAGTGAACTGCTGGATTGGGATCGTAGCCGTACGAGTCACAGTCGGGCTGTCTGCCGCCGTGTAATTTGAACCCGAGTTCTGCCGGGGACGCACAGTCAACGTGACAGACGGACTACCTGCATTTGATCCCGCGAAAGTCAGGTCGGGCAGCATGCGCCAGACGTAACCAAAATTTTCGCCATCAGAAATATCAAAGTCAGACGACTCTACATACGCTTCAATTGGTTGTGCAGGCGACTGCGAGTTATCGTCATTTCCAAGTTCATGAAACATAACTTGGTTGGGCACCTTGTACGTGACTGGGCTGTACTGAATATGACTTGCAGCCGTGGTGCCGTTGACCCCGCGTACGCACCCAGTGAAGACGTTGTTGGTCTTGCCCGTATAACTGATCTGCTCAGTACCAATCGTAAACGTGCCTTCAGTGGGGTATGAGCTTGCGTTAAGCACCGAGATCGTAGTCTGCGTAGCGTTGATGGCCGTATCAATGTACGTGTTCTGCACACTGAAGCAGCCAAGCGGATACTGCCGCAAACCGGGCGAGTCGAGCCACGCTGTACGGTCCATCGTGCCGTAGTACCAGATACGTTCAAGATGGTTGTAGACCACATACCGGTTGTTCACGAGGCTGTCGGCAGATGGGTAAAACCACCATACCTCGTTGTAGCCCTCGTTCGTGCCGCACACGATCTGACCGTATTGGCTTGCATTGATATCGGTATAAACGTACTGACGAAGCGTGCAGGGTAGCGTTTCAACGCGACCGGAGTACATGTAAAACTTGTCTACGCCCATCCAGTACACAACGTTGTTGACGCCAATAGCTGCGTTCGGGGAAATGATGGAGATGTTGTCCATCAGCAAGTTAATACCCCAGACGTACGGCGGACCAAGATACTGCATTGAGAACAGAGCGGAGTCTGTCCAGATCAGAATTTCCTGACGAGTATCAAACGCACACTGAATAAACGAACCGTGCGAAAGAAGTTGCTCACCTGACTGGTTAGTAGTAGCAGGAACCCAGTCATACGCATTATCAGCATCTGACCAGCGCACTAGCATCGGGTCAAAGTCAGACGTAAATGTGTCAGGGCTATACGGGTTAGATCCAAAGCAAATCGTGAAGTTGCTGACGCTTGAAGTCATGACCTGACTGGTCTGCTCTGGTATGTGCCGACCGGCGTAGCTGATCGTAATGGTTGAGATCGTGGCCGAAGCATTGGTTGGAGCAGAGATCGGCACCGACGTACCGCCGTCATATGCAGTAGTGACATACGTGCCCGCCGCCAATCCAGTACCCGTCAAAACTGCGCCAGACTCAATACCAAACGGGTCAACCACCGTAATCGTCGTTACCGTGGTCGAGAAAGAAGCTGTCGTCGTAGCACGTATCGTTTCGTTGGCAATATCAGACAGCAATCTGGCACGGTCATAGTTCGCCAGATCCAACGTCCAGTAGTAGATCGGTCCGCGACGGTAATTAAAGATCAGGTCGTCGTTGAAGTTATCCTGCGACCAAAGCCGCAGTTCCGTGCCCGCCGCCGTAGCAGAACCCCAACCACCTGATCCCCACGGAGGGTTACCCCAGCCCACGCCGCCTGAATACACGGCAAGTCCTGCAGGAATTTCCAACTGAGCAATAACGAGCGAGCCGCCGCCAGACCCAGTAGATGTTGCTACGTTGGGGGCTACGATCTGATAGGTGTTTGATGTCGGGATAGCAACAATTTCAAACTCGCCGTCAAAGTTGATGCCGTTGATAACGCCGCTATTGGATACGCCAGAAAACTCAACGTAGCTACCAATCGTTGAAGCGTGGCCAGAGTGCGTCACGGTAACAAGCAAACTACCGTTCGTGGTTGTGAACGGATTAGCAGCAATAGTGCCTGAGAAAGCAAGTGGAGTTACGTCGTAATAGGTTCCGCCGTTTTCGATGTAATACTTGGAATTGGTGCCAACCCCCAGCAGGTTGTTGCCGCCAAACGTGATCCAATTCCACATCGTGTGGCAAATGCCTTTAAATGTGTTAGAAGTCTGGTTAGCCCAACCACCAATCTTCTCAGCATAGCCAGAACGAAACCGCACCTTGTCACAAGAGTAGTAGCCGCCCTCGTTGGCGTAGCTAGTCGATTCCTTATTGATGCCGGGACGGAATTCAAGTTTGGTAAGTGGCATCAGCCTACTCCTGACAAATACAGCGCACGTTCGTCGTTGCGCCTCTTGACCAATCCCGGCAGGACTCTACCACCCGCCTTCGTCCATTTCAGGAACTCATCCGCCGCTTCTTCCAGTTCCCCTCGGTTGGTCTTCATCCGCAGAGAAGATCTCTGAAGATTTCCTAGTCCGACATTGAACGAAAAAGATACGAGAGCATCGAAGATTCCCTGACGGCCAGCAGCAGAAGGGCAAAGTCGAAGAACGCCACGCTCAAACCGGCCAAGGTCTTGAGCAAGAATAGTATCCACCTCTCCCATCGTAAGGACGCGATCCCAGCCTTCGGGTATCGGTAGATTCTTGCGCTCCTCATACTTCACCGTCGCGTGTGAAGGATCAATCACATGGCCCACGCCCACTGTCCACAAAAGCGCCGGACAGCGGTAAGGCTTAGTCCTCACCCCTTCGTGGTGCTTGATCATCTGGATGGCGGCAGGACTGACTTTCACTTCTTGCCAAAAGCCTGTGTCCCGAACCAAAACGCTATGATTGAAGACAGGATCAACATCTCGTCCTCAGAGAACACGTTTTCCAGCGCAATCGCAAACGGTACGCCTTGATTCCACGCATACCACATACCAGCGATGTTGATGATGACTAGCTCTAGCACAAAGATGTACGTCACAACCGGACGCACCGAAGCGCGGAGGTTAATCATCCACTGGGATGCGCCCTCGCCAATCTTCATGTCATGTTCGTACAACGCCTGACGCTCTTCGGCAGCAGTCTGCGTCTGGATCTGTTCCAGCTTGATCTCTTCGACCCGCGCCTGTGCGATAAAGCCACGCTCGGCCAAAGCCAACTCACGCTCTTTCTGTGCGGCAACCAACGCAAGTTCATGCTTCTTGTCCTGCCGGTCTTGAAAGATCGACAAGATTTTGGGCAATCCACCCGCGAGGAAAGACAGGAACGTGGAAATCATTGTCATCATGGTTTAGCCCTCTTCAGGAGGCGGCGAAGGAGAAAAATCCGTACCGTCATACAGCCAGCCGGGGCCGACTTCGTACGGGCATTCAACCCACAAACCTGAAATCTGAGGTTGAGTATCTTGTTCAACCACCATAACCACAACACTTGCATTAATTTGTGCCCAACGTTTCATGACTGCACAAACTCCTCAATAATAACTATGCCACCTGCACCGGCACCGCCGTTTCCGCCAGTACCACTAGCTGCGCCACCGCCACCACCACCACTTCCATAACCGTTTCCTGCAGCTCCATTTGCACCGTTTCCGGACTGATTCGCGTTGCCGCCATTACCCCCTATGCCATATAAACTATCGCCGCCACCGCCACCGCCGCTGTAAGTAGAATCAGCCGAACCACCAGTCGATAAACCAGCTACCGCCGCTGCTCCGCCTCCAGAAGTTTCTGGAAAACCCGGTGCGAACCCAGCAGAATTAACCGCACCGCCTGCGCCACCAGAATCACCAGTAGCGCCATTAATAAAAGCTGTGCCTGTACTATTAACTGCGCGGGTAACTCCTCCACCAACGGCACCACCTCGCCCCCCATCGGCTACAATAGACCCAAAATATGACCGACTCCCAGAAGTTCCGCCAGAGGGAGGAGTGCCGCCCGCACCGCCCGCACCTACTGCATAGGAATAACTAGCTGCGGTTAATTTCACCCAAACTGTTTTTGTTGCTCCAGCTCCTCCTCCAACCCCACCAGTAGTTGATGCTGAAGCTCCTGAACCACCTCCAGAACCGCTTCCCACAACCGTGACACGCGCCCATGACAACGTGGTACTGATTGGCGTATATGTCCCCGTACCGCTGGTATAGGTCGTGACCTTTGCAGGGCCGCCCGTAAACTGACTGAAGTAACTCATGCCAAAATCCATCCTTCGGTGTTATCGGTGAAGCGAAGCTGCGCTGAAGCGTACGGCGCGTTCAGAGTCATATCTTCTGCAATACCTTGAATAGGCTTACCATTACGAGCGATCACGTTAGTCGTCAAACTATTTGCTACTGTGACATAAATCGTATCGCTGATCGTGGGCGAAGCAGGCAATGTGACCGTGGCAGCAGATCCTGCGGTCAGGATGTAATGAAGTCCAGCCGACGCCGAGATTGCAGTTGATGCAGTAACGGTAACAATTGGCAAGCCTGCCGCACTAATCGAAATACTACCTGCATTGTTGGTGATGGTAATTCCACTACCCGCCGTCAACGTAGCAAGGGTGTACCCCGTACCATTACCAATTAGAAGCTGGCCGTTAGTCGGGGTCGAAGAAAGCGCAGTACCGCCTTGCGAAACACGAAGGGCATTTGTCAGCGTCAGGCTTGTGGCTGAGAAGTTTGTGCCTGTGAGTGTCGTAACGTTGGCAGAGGTGCTATTGAGGTTAGTGAGAGTTGCGGAAGTATAAGTAGCCGTCGTACCCGTAAGGGTCGTAATGTTGGCAGACGTTGCAGTTAACGTCGTGATTTGGCCGCTTGCGCCACGAAGCTGTGTAGTAGCCGTCGTACCAAACGTAGTGCCCGTGAGGGTCGTGATGTTGGCGCTAGTAGATGCGAGATTTGTTACGGTCGCACTCGACATCGTGGGGTTGTCAGCCAACACCACGGCACCGGAACCCGTGCTGGATGCAATGCTAATAACAATCGACTGCGTGCCCGTGGACTGCAACGGAGAAGTGGCACTGACCGAAGCAATGAATCCCGTACCCGTCGCCGTGATAGTGATCGCACCAGACTGGTTGGTAATGCCTACGCCGGGGCCACCGGTCAGCGTATTGAGGTTGAACCCCGTACCGTTGCCAATCAAAAGCTGACCGTTAGTGGGAGTGGAATCAAGCCCAGTACCGCCTTCTGCAATTCTCAAAGCGTTAGTCAACGTCAGGCTAGTCGCACTGAAATTGGTACCCGTCAGCGTGCTGATATTGGCAGAGGTGCTCGACAGGTTATCGATGGTCGCGCTCGTGGATTTGAGCGTAGTGACCGTGCCAGAGGTCGCCGTCAGGGTCGTGATTGAAGCACTGGCCAGAGTCGCGTTGGACAGCGACAGGCTGGAGACCGTCAGGCTCGTGACGTTGAGGTTAGTCAGCGTACCGCTCGTGAATCCAAGCGTCGTACCGGAGAGGGTCGTGATGTTGCTGCTACCACCCGTCAGCGTCGTGATGCTGGCCGAAGTGGCAAGAATGTTGTTGACCGTTAGGCTGTTGGTACCAAGGTCTGCGATGTACGTCAGCGCGTTGACAATATCCGTGCCGTCACTGACCAGCACCATCTTCTCGCCATTCGGCACCGAAACACCGGTCTGGCCCGCTACTTTGACCGTAACTTGTCCGGACGAAGTGTTGTTGTAGATGAAGTAAAGCTTCTTGTTGGTGGGAACAATCAGATTGGTATTCGTACCACCCGTGCCCGTCAACTCGATGTACATGTTACGAGCCACGCCCGTAGCACCGTTCGGAATCGTAATAACCGTGTCCGTTCCGGTTACAACTGCCTGCGTGACGTACCCCGAGATTGCCTGCTCAATGAGCGTGCCGAGGTTCGTATTGGTGGTGTTACCCCATGCACCGGCCTGATCACCTGTTCCGATCAGTTCGATAGCAAGGTTGGTTGAATATGTACTAGCCATTTAAAACCTCACGCCGCAATTTGCGTCCAGTTAGGCGTTTGTGTGTCGTCAATCGGTGTCCACGTGGTTGATTGCGAATCGTCCACAGGAGTCCAAGGCCCGGTCGGAACTGGGACAATCTTACCCCAAACAAGGACTTGACCAATAGCGCCGGTTCCGGTAACGCCGGTCGGGAACACAACAGCCGAGCCAGTGACACTGACTGTACCAACCTCGCCTGTAGCCGACACCCCTGTGACTGGGACATCCTTGGGGATACTGACCGTGACCGTGCCAAGTTCCGCCGTGCCTTCAACGCCGGTAACGGAGAAAATAGCAATACCGGTAACGAACACATCGCCGGTCTCACCCGTGCCGACAACCCCTGATGGGAATACAACCGACTCGGCAACGACAGTGACATCACCAACTGCGCCAGAAGCCGAAACGCCTGTAACCGGAGCCGTAGCTGAAGCAGGGGCACGAGCATCTCCAACAAAGCCCGTAGCCTCAACGCCCGTGACTTCGATGAGGAAGATAATCTGGACGGTTACATCACCCAGTTCCCCCGTGGCTACTACGCCGTTCGGGAATACGTTGGCAGGAGCGACAACGAGGACATCACCAAGCTGACCGGTGGCCTCTACCCCAGTAACCTGTACGTTTACATCTCCGCTACCAAGATCGGCAAATGGCGCGGCGGCAAATGGGGTAAAGCCAAGCATAGTCTATATTAGTTTATTAATAGAACGGTAAAAATATTTTAAAGTCTACGTCATCCATAAAATTTTTCTTCCAGTACATCTTTAGCAAACTGATAGTCGGCGGCGTATTTATGTTTAACAAACTCTACAATTTCATCAGTAATTTTTGTAATTTTATTCTGTTTAGCTTTATTTAAATGCGGTAATTGTATTGTGCTATCTGTAAAAACATTTTTAATTTCTTCGTTTAAATTGTTAAGTTTAATTACCGTTATGTTTTTTGCATCAAGCCATTCAACTTGCGGTTTAAAAATAACAGAATTTTCATCAAATTTATTACTGTGATTAATGCCGCTTACGTATCTATCTATAGGATCACGAAATACGCCATAAACTTTATAATTTTTTATGTTTGGGTATTTTTCTGCACAGCGTCTATAAGTTAAATGATTTAATTCTACGGGAGATAAAGCCGCACCGGTTACAGGGCTAAACCCATGCCTGTTTAATAAATAACGAAGCGTTGTACTTCCGCACTTTGGAACTAGCACAAACGCAATCTTTCTATTTCTACAAAACATCATAAGTTTTTACAGTGCTACATCAGCATCCATATTTACCCATGACAACGAGGGTTCATCCCAAACATAATTGCCGTCAGGTTGCGGTATAGGAGCTTTCCAGATCAACGGATCTCCCACTGCTACCCACGAAGGATAAGGTTTTGGTACAGCAACCCATGATAAAATTTTTTCATTCCACCAGTAGACCGTATCTGTTGGTCTTTGAATCGGCGGAACCCAATCGTAATCATCATTTAAAATCCAAGAAGGATAGCCAACAGGTTTTGGCAGTATAAATATATCTTTTTCTTTTATGTACGTAGAACCAACGGTAGCGTATTGCTTTCTAAAATTATTGTTATAGCTGCATTGCAACCAAACTGTATTTTCTCCGTAAAGCGATTTGCAAAATGCTACGCCTATTGGTTCAGACTGTGGAAATTCTAAATTATTTAAAACGTCGTTACTAATAACGATGGTCTGTACAACTTGGCTGTTTTCGTCAATTTGGGCAAAGTGAGCCATATATCACCAAGTAATTGAGCCAGAGCCAGTCCATCTATAAATGCGATTTCCGCCAGACGTTGTTATGCTGGGAGATCCCGTTGTGGATGTGGCGGCTGCATAGATATCGGAGTAACGAATAATAACTACGCCTGAACCGCCGTTACCCGGTCCACCATCGGCACCGCCGCCACCGCCGCCGCCAGTATTTGCGGTGCCCGATACACCGCCACTATTACTAGTACCGCCTTTACCGCCCCCACCTGTTCCGCCATTATTCTGAGGTGAGAACCATTGACCCCCACCGCCACCTCCAGCATAGACAGTTGAAGTGCCTGAAATAGAAGAAGTAGACCCATTACCACCAGTACCGCCGCTACCACCAACGGAAGCACCGCCACCGCCACCTGCATTAGCTCCAGCACCGCTAGCACCGTTACTGCCCTGCCCGCTGGTTGCAGTACCGCCAGCACCTACACCTGCACCGTATATGTCGCCACCGCCGCCACCGCCGCCGCTACCACCGGACCCGCCGTTTGTGCCTGACCCTCCTCCCGAAAAGTCACCGTTGCCGCCGCCACCACCAGCCGTTGATGTTATCGAACTAAATACTGAATTAGAACCAGCGCCGCCGACCGTTACTGTGTAAGTTGTACCTTTTGAAACAGCTAAACCTGTTGCTGTTCTGTATCCACCGCCACCACCGCCGCCGCCACCAGCCTTTCCATCATTCCCTCCGCCACCGCCGCCGCCAGCAACAACTAAATATTCGACGGACGGGGGAGGTGCAGGACCAAAAGAACTACCAAGCAACGCCAAATGAATCCCGCTCATGGCTTAGCTCACGTTGCCACTGACTACGCAAACCGAGTTGGAGATGAAGAGGATTGTCGCCACGCCACGAGTTGCCAGCGTGACCGAGGCTTTATCTGCGTCAGTGCCTGCAATGTATGCAGTGGTGATGGTCAAGCTGATGGTGCGGTTGCCCGTGGTGTTGTTGAAAACAGACACAGCAGCACCCGTTGCAAACACACCGTTCGGAACGTCAACACCGCCGCCTGTGCCAATTTCAACAAACTGACCAACATCCGAAACCGTGAGCGTGTACGTTGAAGTTTTTGCAGACCCTGTGCGCGGGATGGCGCGGACGTTACCGGCTACGTCAGAAATTGTTCCTGAAACTTCAAGCTTATTGGTAGATGCGGTCTTACCAATGCCGACGTTGCCGTTAGCAGAAATCAAAACCTTTTGTGTAAAGGCGCTGTTATACGTTGAAAAACCCAGCCCGACGTTGTTGCCGTCTTCAACAATGCTAGAAATTCTTCCAAGCACGGTCCCTGCGGAATTCGTAAAATTCAAATCACCGCTTGTTCCCGGCGTGACAGCCGTGTTGTAACGCAGCCGCAAAACTTCATTGTTCGCTGCTGCCGCTGCGGAGTTGTAAACGTCTAACTTGCACCCCGGCGGCGACGTAAGACCAATCCCGACGTTGCCTGCGAAGTAGTTATCCGCCGTCCCCGCTGCATAGAAGTTCCAGCGGTTTGAGCCAGAGGCGATGTCGCTGAAGAAGCCGTAGTTGTTGGTGGCTCCGGTGAGGTTGGAGTCTGCGTAATAACCGTATTGATTGGTGACGGTTGAGCCAGCGCCAAACCCGTTTTGCCAAGCACGGAAATGTTGCCATTGGTTAAGAGTGAACGATGTTGCTTGCGTACTTCCCGCGCTGTAAAAACCGGCGTAAATGCTTGTTGCGCTC